GTTCAGCAATTTGTTTACGTTTAAAATCTTCAGGATAAATTACATTATATTCAGTAACTAAATGACCTTTAGGTATTGATTGTTTACCAAAAAATCCTGAAATTACTTTTTTATAAGGTTCTGAAAATTCACTATATGCACCTTTTACAAAAAGATCAAAATCTGCTTTATATTTATTTTGGATAGTTAATATAAATACAGTTTCATCTTCTAAATCCATATATTCTAAAAAATTAGTATTAGTATCCATAATTCTACGCATAAAATGATAATATATTTCATCATAATCTTCGAGTTTATTAAATACTAATGCACATTTATAGTCATTTAAAATATAAGAGTTTATAAAGTTACTAGGTAATTGTTTGTAATTTATACCAACCATTGGTAGTATAAATATTCTACTAAGATTTTTCTTAGAATTTTCTATTGATTTTCGTCTATTCACAAACTATTTTATCTATTTCGTTTAATTTAATAGTTTCTAATGGTACTGTTTCAACTAATTTTAAACTTAGATAATTTTTTGTAAATTCTTTTATTCCTTCATATTCTCCATGTTGATTAAGATATTCTTCAAAAACAAGGTTTCTTACGGATTCATAATCATCATATAAATTTGCTAGTAATTTTTCAGCAAAGACCTCACCTTTACCTTTCAATCCTGCAATTCCATCTATCGTATCTCCTTTAATCATAGATTTCCAAAAGAATTCTGTGGCCTCACTCTCAGATGTTCTTTTAAATTCCATTTTACGGGGATTTAGATGCTTTCCAACTAAATTTAATATATCCTTATCAGGAGATACTAAAATACTCTTATATTGGTTATTTTGGGCTTTAAACGATATAACCAAATCGTCTGCTTCATATCCTTCTTGGGATATAAAATTATGTTTATCTCGCAGATGTTGTTTTAACTCTTTTAAATATTTAGGCATGTTATCATATTTCCTATTAGCTTTATAGGAAGGATTAATATCATATCTGAAACATTTACTTTGAGTTAAATATCCAACATAATAGTCAGCTTTATTATATCTATTGATATTTGAGATGAAATCATCACAATTTGCAATACATTGCTCTAAAGACTTATCTTCTTCACCTTTTTTTGTAAACCCTACATAAAAAGGAATGAAATCACTATCAAAAACTGATACTATTGGTTTAATATTACTCGACATCTTTTTTAGCTTTTTCTAAAGCTTTATCACGAGCATTTTCATCAACATATTCTCTTAATCCATATTGATCTTCTAAAAGATCCATAAGCATTTGACCATCTTTTTTAAGTTCAGGATAAATTATTTTACATCCTGTTAATCTTTCAAGATTATTAACTGCTTTATCATATCTTTTTAGCGTTTTTGTTATATTTAATAACAAATCTTCGTTTATTTTACGCATAATATTTAGATTTAATTAATTCTATACACTTACTAACATTTCCTTGTGTATTAGGTTTGTATAATGTTACTTTATAACCATTAGCTACTAAATAATGCTTAAATAGTTTCCATTTTAAATCAAAACTATCTGTAGCCCATCCTTTTACTTCAATAATCCAGCCTGTTTTAGCTGTTTCATCTATACAAGTAAAATCTGGTAAATAACTCATGCTTCGTATTTTATTACTAGCAATGTTAAATCCTTTAGTAACATTTTTATTTTTAGTACTTTCAAAAGACTCATATGAATCCTCTGTAAACTCAAAAGCATCTTGGAGTATAAACTTACACTTTTCATATAAAAAGTCGTTTATACCAGCTCCTAATAGCTTTTGATATGTAAATAACTCAAGTTTAGATCTAAATTTAATACCTCCTGGTAATTCCATAGGTTTAGCATTTCTAACTTTCTTATTACTACCTTTTTTAAGTACTGTTTTTTTACGCTTGCTCATTTTTTTCACGATTAATCAACTTCACAGTATTTTCAAAATCTAATACATATTGAGATTTTAAATGAAATCTATTTAAGTTACCTCTAACTAAAATACCATACGTGTCTGTAGTATCTACTAACACTGTAAAACTTTCTAAATTATCAAAATGTATATTGATATTATTAACTACTATAGTTTGTAGTTTATCATTTGTAAAGTTACATATTTTAGTATGATTAGCATCTAAACCTAAATCATTAGCTACTCTATTTATATATAGTGCACTATCATCATTTGATATAATATACACTTCATAATCTTGTTCTAGAGATAATAGATATTTAATCCATCCTCTAAAGTCTACTCGAATCCAGTTATCCGTGATTTCAAAACTTACTTTAATTTTACTCATCGATTTCCTCCATTTTTATTTTTAACAATTCTATTGTTTTTTCTAATCCATAACCTTTAATATAATCTGAAATATCTTTAAATTCATCAATGTAAAAATATTTAAAATTATATTGGTTATGTAATCTTATAGTATTCTTAATTCCTTCAGTATCATTATCATAGTTTATTATAATACTATCAAATCGTTTTAATAATTTATTTACAAGTTCTTGATCTAATCTATTAGTTTCACCTTGTAAAGATATAGCATTATATCCTAATATCCTATAAACTATACAATCTTTTAATGATTTTGTAAGAATTAATTTATCACCAAATAATGGCAATTGATCAAATCCTTCTATATCTTTAGAAGAACCTCCACTAAATAACCATTTAAACTTCTTTTCAGCATATGGAAAGTATATTTTATAAGAATATTTTCCTTCATTTGTGAATCTATAAGCATAAATAGGATTGTTTTTAGTATAGGTAAAAGTAACTATTTTTTCTTTTTTGATAAGATAAACATTTTTACACGAAAATACATCATACTCTTGTAGTAAATCCAGAGGAATTTTATACTGATTCCAGTAATTAAAATCCGTAAGGTTAAAGGACTGAGATAATATATCAATCCTTGCTTTATCTTTTGGTATATTTTCTTCAAAATTTAACAGTTTTGTTTCATTGGTTACTAAAATTTTAGATTTTGCTAAGTTAAAATCATTAGATATTATAGTAATACATTCTTTAAATGTACAATTATACTTATTTTGTATATATTCTATAATTCCATAACTATCTCCTGTACCAAAATCTTTATACTTTAATCTATTATTAGTAGCTTTATAAATCCAACAATCTGGGTTGTTGTCATTATAAAGATCAGACCTGAAAGGTTTTTCCAGACCTTCAAAGTTAGAACAATAATATTTCCAAAGTTCATATTCTGATACTTTAGAATATATATCATCTAATGTTATATTTGTATAAGCATCTTCTAAATTGAACATAATTTTAAAAAAGCAGGAAAGGGGAGGATTTAAACCTCCAACCTACACCCAGTATTTCTACCTTCCTATGGTGCGCTCTATATTAAGCTACCTTTCCATACTTTAATCTTATTAATATTATTAATTAGAATGGTAAACCATCTATTGCTATAGGATTAGCAGTAGTTGTTACACCATCATATGCTTTAATATCACGAGATGGATCATAACGCATTGCGGTAGGGTTTACACGAAGTGATTCTACTTGTCCTACTTCTGCAAAAATACTACCTTTTGATGAGGTAACCCCTTTAAATTTAACACGTGCTGGTTTTCCTACTAATAATGCACTTACTACTTGAACTAATTGTTCATGAGAGTTAACATTAGTAATTTTAGATTTAGCAGTATCTTCATCAACATTATATGTTGCTTTAATCCAATCTACTAAATTACGAGCCGTTACACCCCAACCAGAGGTTTTTTTACCTTCTTTTACTTCAGTACTTAGAAACATTTTAGGACTATTACCAATTTCACCATTTGGTCCTTTAGTAATAAATTTCATATACGGAACATCGTTCTTTGTCGTCTTTTCTAACACTACTTCACTAATCATTACATTCTCATGAATACCTGGTTGTTGGTAAGTTGATCCTGTATTTGCTGCACTCGCTTCATTTAAATTGAACATATTTATTTATTTAAGTTATTTATTATTTATTATTATTTTTTAAATTCTTGAATTTTATCAAGAACTAATTTACAATCATTGGGTATTTGACTTATATCTTCACCAAATATTTGTGGAGGACATTTAGCTGATGCTCCATCTTCTACTAAATTAAAGTAGTATTTTGGTTTTCCTTTTTCATCAAACTTTTTACCTCCATAAAGAACTATAGTGAAGTCTTTTTCAATAACTCCTTCTACATTTTTGTTAACTTACAATTTCTTGTAAGATCAGACTATATCTTTATATCTAAATACTAATTTCATTATTATTCAAATATAGTTACCGTTTCCCAGATTTCTCCAGTACTCTCTTTCGAGATAGTCGTTGAACCTTGATCCTATAAGGACCCTTGGCTGCTGATTATCCATACAAATATACGAATATTTTTCAAACTTTCATAATTTACTTACGTAATTATTGTAGTAATTCGTCTTTAGGAACTTCCAGCAATTAGATAACTTTTAAAAGAGCTAGTTTATAGTCAACTCTTTTCCTTTTACTTTTACACGTTTTTCTTGAGAACCTTCTATACCTAATATCTCATAATGAGCAGATATAAACATTTCTTTAGGAACAGCTTTAATTAATACTATCAATTGCTGAATAGAATTATTATAGTTATTCCACGTATCAAAACCTGTAAATCTTGCTCTACTATCTAATAGTACCATATCGAAAATAGCTGATAAACTATCTACATATATACTAGTAATAGCAGGATTCTTTGCCCATTCAATTAAAGTACTTTTAACAGTATTTAAATCTTTAGGAACAATGTGATATTTAAAGTCTCCTTTAAACGGTAATGGTTTATTTTCTACATTCAAAAATCCTGTAGTTTCCTTATCAAGATTTTGAGCACTTGTAGTCTTACCAGAGCCTGATGCAGCTACTAATAAAACTTTATAAAAGTGTTCTGTTTTTGTCATTTGTTTATTAACGTATTAAATTATTGTAAATTACTATTTATCCAGTCATTAGTTAAGTCTTTAGGTTGAGGTAATTCTTTAAAACTTCCTACTTTAGGCATAAATAGTAAACCTATTGCAATATTATCTCTTGATAATCTATTTTTAATAATCTTTAAAAGCCTAAAGTTTCCTTTAAGATTTTTAGGACTACCTAATACATTTATATCATAATCTAAACATGTTTCCATATCCATTTTATAAGCATTCATTAAACCTAATGCTATATCACAATCCGCATAAGGACTTGTGGAATCCCTAAAATCAGACTGTTGAGGAGATATATCAACACCTTTAAATTTTTGTCTTTCTACACTACTCACTTATTGTTAACTATAGTTTCATATTGTTATATCTATAGATCGGACTATACCATTATCCTATTAGGATACCTATTGGTAGTCTCTGAGAGCTTACTAAATTTATTAGTCTATCTCTGCTGATTGTCCTCTTCAGGAGTTTCCAGCATATTCTAGGTTATTCAATAACTATTACTAGTTAAGGGGGCTGAGTAAAACCATTTATAATTTTTATATATATTATTAGCTTTTAAACATCTAGTTATATTAAAAGAAGATAATTTAAGTTCCTTTGCAGCTTCTACTGCACTATCCCATTTTTTAATAAAATTATTATCCATATCTTTTTGAATAATAGCTCTATCTCTACCTTTTCTTTTTTTAACTATAATATTGTTTTTAAACTTTTCTTTAGAAATATCTAATCTTAACCAGTAATATCCTTCTGCAGTTTTAGTTAGATTACTATTACATGCTTCATATACTCT